TAGTTACTCCATCTTTATTATTTGTTCCATCTGGAAAATTATTATCAAAATAAAATGCCAAATCTTTATATTCTACTTTTAAATCTTTTGGTTTTTCAGTTTCAACTGTGGTGCTTGTTGATGTTGTGGATTTTTTACACGTCTTACCTGTTGGTTTTAAGGTATTTAATGTATCACTTATTTGAAAGAATGGTTTTGATTTAGTAACAGAACAAAAACTTCCTGTTTTACCTGAAGTTAAAACTGTTACAGTTGCCGTTGTTTCACCACAACCAGTGTAATTTAAAGTAGCTCCTGATGATGCACCAACATTATAATCATACACTATACAATCATCAACAACTGTTGTTGTAATTGTGGTGTTAATATCATATTCTTGCTCAATTACTGAAAAATTATTTTCTTCAACAACTGTTACAATATCTTCAGTTGTTAATATTTGAGCTTGGAAAATATCATTTGGCGTAAACATAGGGAATTTAGTCACTAAATCCCATAAATCGTATTTTGTACATCCAGCATAAAAAGAATCAATAATTTGAGTAATTTCTCCGTTATTTGAAACGTTTGCTAACTCTTTTTCAACCAATAAATTCATTATTGATGGGTGGTCAACAATTATTTTAAAACTTATATTACCTTTTCTTGTTGAATTACTGTACGTATATATAGGTTCAGTTCTACCTAAAAACGTATTATCTTTCCACCCTGTGGAAATATTTTCACTAAATGATAAATCATAAGGTGGGAACCACATAATCCTACCACCATTAGGTCCTTTTTCACAAGCAGGTAAATCATCATAAGTAAAATCTTTTTTATTCGATGACCTCCATGCTAAGTTTTCTAGTGATAACATGTATTTTTTTACACGACCATCTTTGATACTATACCCGTCAACAGGAGCAATATTTAAATTCCAAGTATTATCTAAAACTGAATTTCCATAACCTCTAATGTTTCCATCACGTTTTTGAAGTTCGTCGTAAGTGTAGTATGGTCTATCTTTTGTAAAAACCCTACAATATTCATAACCTTGTGGTGTGTTAGTTCCTTGTGGTTTAGAATTTGGTGTAGTATATCTTACAACTCTTGAGCCTTTTGTTAATTCTTGATAACCGTCATTGAACACTTTTGATACTTGATTGATTGCAGTACCAACATGTTCCAAAGGCGCAGTACTTCTTTGTCCAGCATCTACTAATTTTTGGGTAACGTCTAAAATAGAACCTGGAGTAAAACTCTTACTAGTTGATTTACTACTATCAAATCCAACTAAACTACCAAAATTAAATTCACTATTATCTTCAAATTGCTCACCTCCTCGACCTACTAATTTACCAACACCGGGATTATTATCCTTTTCAGGACTTTTACTACCCGTCCAAGTTAAACCTCCAAAAATATTCGCACCAATCCATTTTACCCCATCTTTATTTGCCCCCGCACCATAGAAGTTTCTACTATTTAAACCAAATTGAGTTTCATTTAATTGGTCCCCTTCATACAGTTTACCTATGCTTGAGTAAGATAAAACAGGTCCCATTGCTGAGGTTTTTCCGTCTTTTGCATATGGTAATTCTGATGCCGGCGATACTAATTCTATTAGATGATTTTTTCTATCACCAATATAGAACACCCCCGGAGGTGCAAGTAGGTTGGTTCCAATTTTATAATTTGGTCTATATGGGTTATATCTTAACTGGTCATAAAGAAGTTTTCTTGTTGCTATTGATGTGTATTCAACAAGTAATTCCGATGAAGATTGATTTGCAGGTTGTAATGCGCTAAACAAAGAACCTAAAGCCCCTCCAATTAAAGATAATGGATTTTCATATGGGCCATTACCTATCGGGTCAGGGTAGTCAAAAATTTCACCAGGTATATATGAATAAGGTGAATAAAGACCCGCAAGTTTTGCTGCAAAATTAATACCTTGACCAAATAAAAAGTCAGGAGTTGTAATATTATATTTTCTTGCAATTACAGGAACATTACCCGTAAGTAATCCAATCGCGTTAAATGGGTCTGTGTTTGGTTTTGCCGATATTTCACCTGTTTCAGGATTAACGTTACCACTAAATAAATTTATTTGACCTAACGTCTGCTGGTACAGTTCTAACGCAACTCTATGTTTGAACTCTTTATTTAATGTTTTAGCACCAATATTTGCCAAATCAGAATCTTGTGTTAATGAACCATCAGACCCTGAAGGGTTATCACTTAATAATATACTATATGGTGTATATGTTGAAGGTAAGAATATAAATGTATTATCTGAATTAGCATAAGGTAATTGTAAAGCTACTGTTTGGAGTGTTTTAAACTCAGTAGGGTCATATTCACCGTCTCCTGTTGCATATTTGTTAGATAGGTATGCTTGTGTTTCTTTTACTCCACTTACAAACTCTAATTCATTACCATACGTATCGGTTTCATCTAAATAATTTCCTTGTGGTATTATTAAATTTTTTTGTTTTCTATAAGGGTCTACCTCTTCGGTACTTTGACTTCCTTCGGGACCCCATGGATTTTGTAAAAAGTTTGGTTTTCTTTCATCGACACCAACCATTTCCAACTGACTATCCACAGTATCGGGATAACCATATTCACCCTCATTTGAATTTGTTTGTAAATTTTGGTTAATTACTACCGATGTGTTTGGTTGATTATCGGGACCATATTGGTTTATAGCAAATAATACCGGTCTATCAGTTTCACCTTTAGTTTCTAATTGACTATTTACCGTATCAGGATAACCATATTCCCCCTCATTTGGATTTGATTGAAGATTATTGTTGATTGGTACTTGAGTGTTTGTTTGTATCTCAGGACCATATTGGTTATTAGATATCAATGAAGGTCTATCTAAATTGGCAGTAGTTTCTAAACTACCCCCAACAGTATCTTGAACTGTATACTCACCTTCACCAATAGTACTAATTACTTTATCGTTATTTATATACCATGCAGTTGAACCAAAATCAGATAATCCGTTTTCGGGTCTATAAACATTTTTAATAATAATTTGTTTTTCGGTATTGTTTCCAATTACTTCTAAATCACTTCCAATTGAATCAGGATAACCATATTCACCTTCATTTGATTTATAATTTTTATTATTATTAATTGGAACTACGTCTCCATAATCATTTGTAACCGTTTGTGGTCCATATTGATTAATCGGTAATAAAACTTTTTCTTGTTGGTTTCCTATTTGTTCAACACTTGGGGAATCTATTGGTACTAAATCATTTATATTGAATTCATTAGAACCAGGTTTTCCATCTTGCGAAAAAGCATTCTCTATCTTGTATGGTGGAAGATTTCGCACCAACAGTTTTTTTCTAAAATTTTCACTTGAATTAAATGATAGTGGACTCTCCATTCAGTCTTTTTATGATAAATAGATTGTTTTAGATTTTTTTAGGATATAACACCTTGTTGTCTCTTATAATCATTAAGTTTATAAAGAACCGTATCCATTATTTGTTTTTGAACTTGTGGTGAATTAAACATTTTAGATAACTGTCCCGGGTCTCCACCAATAGACCCTGTTAAATTAATATTGATATCTATTTTACCACCAATACCTCCGCCACCTTTATTAAGTGCATCTGTTAAATTAGTCCCAATCGCAATTTCATCACCAACAATACCTTCATATATCTTACCCTTTGCAAGTAATTGTGGAGCATCATTTGGTGTAAAAATCATGTCTTGACCTTGGATTGCAGTTTGATTTGATGTGGAAATTGGTCCTGTTATTCCTCCACCATCAATAACTTGTTGTATAGCAGCCGGAAGACTAACAGTTAACGCATTGACTGTGGCAGTTTGAGCTTCAGCTACGTTAGTATATGTTCCAGTTAAATTTTTTGCAATATTTTGACTTTGTTCTGTAACTTTTTCTTGTAATAATTTATTTGTTTCTTGTGTTTTTTGCGTAAAAGTTTCAAGTTGGGTATCGCTCATCATAGATAATACAGCGTTTTTTATCTCATTTGTTGTGATTTGTTGACGTTCTTGTACCGTTAAAGTTTGTTCTGCGATTTTTCTATCGGATAATGTCGCATTTTTTTGGTATTCCGCAAGAGCGGATTGTGCATCTTTATTTGACAACGCAAGTTTTAATTGTTGTTCATCGGTTGCTTCAATTTCACCAAAACCAGGTATGTCGACAGTAAGTTTACCATCTTTACCAACAGTTGCCAATTGTGAGATTAATTTTTGTTGGTCTTCCGGTAACCCATCTAAATTAAATTTTTCTTTTATATAATCTAATTTAGCGGCTTCCCTTCCTGTATTTACTAAATCTTCTAAATTTGCTCCGGTAATTTTTGCCTGTTCTCTTAATCTATACATATCTTGAGTTGATACATCAAATTGTCCCGTCTCTTTATTAAACATCGCCGCAGATTTTGCAGATTTAACTAACTCATCTTGTAATCCTTCAACATTAGTTTGGGCCATATATAATAATTGGAATGGGTCTCCTAATTTACCAACGGCACCACCTAACATTTGAAAATTAGCGGCTGCTTGAATTGCTCCCTCAGGGTCCAAAACACTTTCTTGTAATTTTAATGCCCCAATCGATTCGACATTAGTTCTTAAGGTCATTGATTGTTCGACCATCTTTTTCAAACCATCAACTCCACTTTTAAAACCAAAACCACTAATTTTATTATAATCTTTACCTATTGCTGTAATAAATTTTTGACCATCAAGTCCCGCTCGTCTCGCTTCTTGACCCATTTTACTAATTTTTTCAACAGCCTCTTTTTGTGTTCCTCCAAACCTAACCATAGTTGCAACCATAGTACCGATTTCTTTTGTTGACATTCCCGTTACTTTTGATAACACAATCATGTTTTTAACTGTCTCAGCCGATGGACTTACAATTTTACCCATACCGTCAGCAAGACCGGCAACAGCATCAGTTGCATCTTGAAAACTAGCACCAATACTTAATGTATCTTTGTATGCACTTTGAAGTCTTTTTTGGAAATCGTAGGTGTTTGATACAACACCTCCCATATTTCTTTGTAGTGCCAAACTACTATCGGCAATACCAATAATAGTTTTTTCAATACTTTGAAATGATGTTTTTAATGCATCGACACTTGCAATATTAGCCGTGATGGCTTTTAAACTTTTTTCTAACGAACCATATGATGATTCTGCTTGTGAACCCGTAGTGTCCGCAGCTCCTGTTCCGGTACCGTTAGTTAAAAGCATAGTTTTTTATTAATAAATATGAATTTTTCTATTTTTGAGTATTAGACTCAATAAGTTTATTGATAAAATACTTTCTTTCATATGTGGGGACGTTCAATAAATCTGAATACGAAAATCCGGCATATTTTATTAAATAAAAAAATTCATCCATTAAAACTTTTTTATATTCCAAAGAAAGGCCGAAAAAACTCAACCCCAAAAGTCACATCCAATGTAACTTTTTCTCCTGACGGGGCTGTAATAGTTCGGTTTAAATCTAATTGCGGTTCACAATCTCTAATAAATTTTCTTAAATATTTAGAATCGGCAATTGGCATTTTATTTATAAAATGTGATATTTTTGATTTATCATTTTCACCGTTTAATTTAACAACATGTGATTCCAATTTTTTTGTGATAATGGGAGCCGTCATATGTGTTGGATAATTTTTTAATGACTCTTCAATTTCATTTATTTCAGACACGCTTAAAATTTTACAGGAAACTTTTGCCTTTGTATTTGGTAAAACAGTTTCAAATAAACCTTCTTCGTTTACTTCATTTATTGGTTTAACAAAATTAATTTCATCTAAAAGAATTTGTGTTTCAAAATTAATTCCTGTTGCAGGGTCTTTAACATTAAAATGATATTCAGGACCAAACGACGTATTTCTTAAGAATATAAGAATCGCCTGAACATCTACATCCAATAATTGTTTAACGTCAAATCCAGGTTCATAGATTTTATGTCTTAATAAGTGTGTAATTAATCCTTCTTTTGGTGTATTTTGTGATAATAAAATATTCTCGTCGGAAGCAGTTAAGTATCCAACTTTTAAACTGTCTTTTTTTGGTTTATAGAAAACACCACCACTAGGTAATTTTACCACATCATGTGGGAGGTTGAAATCCATTTGTCCGTACTGTGCACTTTGGTCCATAATTTTTTTCTTTAAAAATAACTTGACTTTAGTTTATGTAAATAAAAAATCCCACCTAAAATAGATGGGATTAAATAATATTTTATAATGTTTTTAGTATACTAAGATACATCTATCAGGTCTTAGTGTTGCTTTAACAGTAATTAAACCATCTTCACTATATCCTAATGAGTCAAAGTCGACATTTGTTAAGAAACATCCTTGTAAAATCCATTTTTCAACCGCTACACCAGTTGGGTCCAACATTTCAAGGTCAATGTCTTTTTTATAACCTGCAGCATATCCCATACGACCTGTAACTGATTCTGCATGTAAACGAACCCATTCCATAAGTGCTTGTGATGCTGAAGGTCCGATTGGGTCACGGAATGTAACATCTATTGAACCCCATTTGAATTGACCTGCAACATATGTTTCAGTATTCAAAAACGGAATTGCAACTTCTTTAATTTCAATCTTTGGTCTTGAAGAACTTTCAACATACCAAGAGTTAATTCCCAAAGAAGATGGGAAAGTTATGATGAACCTATTTTTTCTTTTTGGTTCATACTGAAAGGGCATTTTCATTAACAAATCAGCCATGTCTATCTATTTTTTTGTTTCTTTTATTTTTATTATAAATATATCCAACTAAATTTTTTTCTATTTACTTTGTTATTTTTAAAAATTATCGTTGCATTATAAGTATTTCTAGATTTCCTTTTTTTCTCCTCCTTTAGTTAAATAAGTTTTTACTAGTTTTTCAGTATCTTCATCATCTAAAAATTCTTTCATCTTATCTATATTTCTAGGGTCGTCATCAGAAAAACCAATAATAGGTAGTATTTCATTGTTTTCCACATCATTTTTGAAGAATGCTTTTTCACCTATTTCTTGAGCCATTTCTTTACAATAAGATATAAACTCCCTCATCGCTTTGATTTTCCCCTCTTCAGGATTAGTCGCAGACCCCTCACCGAAAGACACGGGATAAAATCTACAAAGGTCCAAATACTCACGTAATTCTTTTGGTGTCAGTGCTTTCGCTTTGTTTTCACCAGTAACTTCATTACCGATATTTCTATATCTATAAAGGTTTTCTGCCAATGTTCTACTATTAAGACCATTCTTATTAGCCATTATTAAATTATAAACACCTTCTTTTAAAGTCTTTGGGTTGTGACCTCTTGCTGTGATGATTGAAAAAATGGAACCCCCATTAATGCACTCAACAAAATCATTCCAAGAAGGTCCAACAGATGCAACCATTGCATCCAATACGAATCTCTTATCACCTTTAACTCCAAAATTTCTAAATGGGTCTGGTGGAAAATCTACAACAGTAGTCCCCTTATAACTAAAAGGTTCTTTTCCTATTTGGTGTCTGTGGTCTGCAAAGTCTTCAGTAGACATCGGAACTTCTTCGTCGTTTTCACTAAGAACCATGATTGATGTCGGCATAAACATTATATTATCATCCCAATCAAATGCATAGTATTTCGTGTCGGGGTTACCTTCTTCATTAAACCCTTCATTCAATCTTTTGATTCTTATGAAATCTTCTATAACTTTTTTAATTCTCATTATTTTTTAAGTATTTCTAAAAGTTTTTCTAATTGTGATTCTGTAATGATGATATTTTGTTTTTTATCAGCAAATGTTTGTTTTCCTTTAGTGTTATATCCTAAAGATTCTTTGATTAATTTTTTTTCTATTTTCATAGTTTTATGTGTTAAATAATTTATGGGGGATATTTCTACCCCCCACTCATTTTATTTTTAGATATTGTCAAAAGACGCTCCTGTTGGTGTAATGACAAACTCGATGTCGATGTATTCTAACGCTCTTGTTGGTTTCAAGAAGATTTTACCTGTCAATGTATTTGAATCTAAATCTTCAGGTGTGTTAGATACTTGAACTCTAAAGTCAATCAAACCTCTATCTCTTCTAATTTGGTCTAAGATTGGGTTAACTGAATCCAAGAAGTCTTGTCTTACTTTGTTATCGTTTTGTTCGAACAACAATCTGATAGCCACTGCTGAAATCAATTTACGTGCTTGTAGTAACAATCTTCTTACGTTAATTCTGTCAAGTGCAGATTCTCTAACTTGCATTGTTTTGTTACCCCAAATTACTGTTCCTACATCAGAGAAAGTAGCGATTGGGTTGATTCTACCTTTGTATAATACATCTCTATCTTCTTGTGTCAACTTACGTCTTGCTCTAATAGCATTTACCAAACCTCTTGTGTAACCCGCTGATGCGAACCAAGGGAACGCTATGTTATCAGTTAACGCT